TCAGCCGTTCCTCGTCCCAGGGTTTGATCACGATGGTCCCAGCCTCATGCTGGAGCTTAATTTCATTGCCGGTTAATATCATAGGCTCCTCCTATCTGCATCTGCTCCGGGGTATCTGTCTCCCGGATTTCCACGTATTGCACATGACCGTACTTCTCTAGGTCCATGGCAATCCCTTCCCGGCTTCCCTGGGGGTTCCGGGCGCTTGAGGGAATGGGACGGAGTTTCACGGCGATCTCCCACATAAGCACCTCACAGTTCCAGGAGGCGGCACAGCGCTGCCTCCACCGCTGCCATCTCGGTATACGGCAATGACCCAAGGCCGTGCCGCAGAATGAGCTCCGGGGCATTGCGAACACGGTCCAGGCAGACGTGATGCACATGCCCACGAAACTGCACGTCCGGGCGAGTAATGCTCCCGTCAAACAATTTCGCCCTGCCCTGGACGATGGGGGCCACTACGATGTGGCCGGTCTCCCGGTTGGCCTGGTCCCCGGAGAGGACCAGGACGGTCATGCCGTTGCCGGGATCTCCGTGCTGGCGGAGCTTGTAGACGCTTCCTTTGCGAATCATGTATGCCTCCTCATTGTTCGCCAATTTTTCGCTCTGGAGCAGTCGATGTAAAAGCCTTCCGACATTTCGTAGAGCCGGGATCCGATAGCCTCGTCGCCCCTGATTATCGCCTCCAGGGTGTGCTCACTGGAAAGGATGGTAGGAAGCTGGCTGGCGTATCTGGCGTTGAGCAGTTCAAAGGCCAGGTTCACGTCTGCCGGATTGACAGATCCCTTCCAGAAATCGTCTAAGTACAGGACAGGGGTCTTCTTTGCGGGGGAAACGACAGCTTCAAACCCGTCTCCATCGTTCCCGGCGCTTTTGGCTTTTCTGGCAAAATCCCGCCAGGAGATGTACAGGCCGCGCTTCCCTCCCTCCACAATCGCCCGGAAAATGGTGGTGCAGAGGCGAGTTTTCCCGGAGCCTGGAACGCCGGAGATCATAAACCACGGTGTTCCTCTGCTGAGTACAGAGTCCACGTATTTCTGGGCCATATCAAGGGAGCTGTGCTGCCAGTGCTCTGGGGTCTCCCATCCGTCCCAAGTGCAGCCCTCCAACATCTCTGGAGGGAGTCCGCTCTTCTGCATTGCAGACATTGCCGCCCGGATTGTTTGGCAACGGCACGGCCTGGAAAAGACTTCCCCATTGTCCTTGACCGTCATGAAATATCCACGGTTCTTGCACTCTGGGCAATCATAGCCCTTTAAGCTGCCCTCTGTGGCGTTGAACAAATCCACACGTCTCCGCTCAGAGGCCACGAAATCATACTCAGTCATCCCACCAACCGTCTGAGGCGGCGGGGAGTTTTTCAATAATTGGCCCAGAGTTTGGGAAAGCGCCTCCATGCGTTACACCTCCTCCCATGTTCAGGCTATCCAGATCATCCTCCCAGCGTTTTTGGTTGAGCCAGGTGGAAGGGTTCGGGATATACTGCCCACCGTCTTTTTGCCATTGAACGCTTCCTTTTTGCCTCTGGACGGCATCGATCAGCGTTTCAACCGGTACGGAGACCTTGGAAAACGCCTTTTGAGCCTGTCCCTTCCCAACTTTTTTGGGATACTCAGTCCAAAAGCGATCAAAAGCGCCGCCCCCGCGCGCACGCGCGTTAGGATTCGGATTCTGATTCGGATTTGTATTTGGATTGGATTCGGATTCAGGCGGTGACTCACCGTGACTCACCGTGGATTTCCGTGAACCACTGTCAGGCCCGGGAAATTTGGAGCGTTTCTGTTGGATCCTCTGATGGTCTGCCCAGGTCGGAAAACACAGGTACGATTCACCGTCTACCTCGTAGAGGTCAATCAAGCCCATGCACGCCAAATCCGTAAGGCAATCAGAGATATTCTTTTCGGTAACGCTTTTTCGCCGGGGGAACACAAAGCCTTTTAAAATGTCGGGCTCCGCGCTCCCCCGTCCGTAATCGTCTACATAGGTGAGCAGGTACGTCCACGTCCGAAACTGGAAATCCGTCAAGGAGTTGATCGCTTTGTTTGTGCGTATTGTCTCCTTTATGATTCTGTTCGGCATTTAATCACCCGATCGGCCCTTCCTTGGTGACAAAGGCCCTTAACTCATCCGGAGAGTAATACACCCTGGCACCGATGTTGACGGCGCGGATCTTGCCACTGTTCCGCAGTTCGTCCAGGGTGTCTACGGAGATATTGAGGGCCTGGGCGGCCTCCTTGCGGGTGAGAAGCAGTTTTTCCATGGGTACCCTCCTTTCTCAGAACGGCAAAGAATCGTCCGGTTCGTCGGTGATGTCCGCGAAGCCGGAGGGATTTTCTCCACCGTAGGCCCTTGCGCCATTCTGGAGGGTTTTCAGCTCGGGGACCTTGAAGTCTCCGTTTCGGATAGAATCCACGCTTCGGGTCTGGCGGACGGTGGGACGGGTTTTCACGGTGCCATCCTTGGCAATGTACTCTTCCATTCCGATGACCACGCCGATGTATTTCCGGCGCATGTCCTGGAGGTTGTCCTCGCGGAAGGTGTAACCGGAGTTAGACTTTTCCAGGGCGGTCTTAAATGCCTTGAAATAGCCCAGGGAGGATTCCCTGTAGCTGCGGGGGAAGCGCATGGGCCAGTATCCAAGGTCTTTATGGGTCTGGGTGTTGCGGCCCCTGTAGGGCTGCTCCACGAAGTCCCAGCAGATCATAAGGTACTCTTTGGCCTCGTTGTCTTCCACCTCGGTAATGGCGG